TGTGCCGCGCATGGGGGGAGGGGAACCCCGCCCGGCCTTCGGAACGCTCAGAACGAGCCGCTCGTCGCGTCGCGGCGGAACTCGCGGGCCTTGCGCTTGTCGCCTGCTTGAGAATTGCAGATCCAATGGGCGGGTTGCCAGTTGCTCGGATCGCAAGCGCAAGCGTCTGCCGATGGGTATCCACTCTCCCTCCATCGCGAAACTGGAACCTTCTCGTCGATGACCAGGGAGAGCGGGTAGAGGTGCGAGCGCGGGGCCATGTAGTCGATGGGTCCGCGTGCTCCGTTGCAGATTCCGCACGGCGCGTCCTGGGCGGCGTACCGGGCAGCTGCCTTGCGCCGCTCCCTCGCCTTGACCTGGCGCGGATTTCGGGATGCCCCCCTCGTCATGAAGGCCGCCCCCTTCCAAAAAGGCCGGCTCCCGTCACTGCCGCACCCCGTGGCGCTGCGCGAAGCACTCGGCCAGGCCGTCGAACCTGTCCACTCGGACGATGGCCCCCTCCCTCGGGAGCCTGTGCGGGACGGGGACGCCCAGCGCCCTCAGCATCGCGCGGGACATGGACGTGTTGTAGCGCAGCGCGATGCGCGTCAGCTCGTCAAGCGTCATGGCGCACCTCCGTCCGCGCAATAGGAGGGCCGCCCGACCTGGTTGCAAGTCGGACGGCCCGTGATTCGTCGGTTACACTATACGGCTTTTAGGTCGGGGGTTGTCGGGGCAGTTCCTAGATCGCCTCCGGGAACTCGTCGTACTCGTGCGGAACGAATGGGAACAGCTCGACGAGCGCGTTGTCGTGCATCTCCTTGCGGATGTAGTCCTCCGAGTAGTGCACGCCCGGCAGAGCGTTGAGCGCGTCGGCCACGTCGGCCCACGTCTTGCCCTGGAGGTAGCGGTACGTGAGCAGCGCCCTCCACGGCTGGCGCACGTTGGCGAGCGCCCGGTGCGCGTCGGCCTGCGCCTGGAGGTTCGCGTCCAGCTCGTCGGCGAACTCGGCGCGCAGGCTCTCCATGCGCTCGATGCGGCGCAGCAGGCCCTCGTCGTCGGGCGCGGAGCGGACGGTCTCGCGGTCGTAGCGCACCGCCCCGATGCCGTCGAGCGACCGCTCCATCTCGGCTATCTCCGAGCGGATCATCTCGATCGTGTGGATGGTGGCGCGCACGCGCCCGAGGTATCGCTTCGACCACGCGCGCATGTAGTCGACGTAGCCCGCGTCGAGCTTCGCTTCCAGTTCCTCTGTCATCTGGCTCCTTCCGTCCTGTGCATCGTACCACGCCGCCGTCGCTGCTCGTCGACGCTCATCGTCGGCGCCTCGGCGATGCAGTCCTCGCACCTGCGCTGGCGTTCATTGCGCTTCTCGAAGCGCGCGCCGCACACCGCGCAGGTGGCCTCGCCCTTCGGGACGAACCGCATCTCGGCCTTCTTCGCGCGGATTCCCGCCGAGAGGCACGCGTCGCACGTGCGCTGATGCGGGTAGCGCGGCTCGAACGTGGAGCCGCATGCCCCGCATGCCCTGGGCGCGCACCTCTTGGCGTAGATGCCGCGCTCGAGCCTGGCGAGGTTCACCGCGGCCTCCAGAGTTTCGGCGTCGTGGTACTCGACGCCCTTCTTCTTCACGACCGCCCACAGGTCGCGCGGGACGGCCACGAGGTTGCCCGGGTCGAAGTTCGACATGTCGTGGTCGGCGAACACGACGTTGCAGCCTCTAGGTATAGACCCATACGCCTGCTCGTACACGAGGTGATGCTTCATGCGGTAGTTCTCGTTGTGGTGGCCCTTCTCCTGCCGTTGCAGGCCGTCGATCCGCGAATCGCGCACCTTCACCCACGTGAAGCCGTCTTTGTCCACCCTCTCGAATCCGATGGGACGCTCACGGGACGGCGCGACGTGCACCTCGCCCTTCTTGAAGCGCGTGGCGCGACCCGCCTCGAGGAACTTGGCGCGGTGCTCGTCCGACGCGAATCCGCCCACGCATCCCTTCTCGAACCTGCCGCCGTGCGTGCCGCTGCGCACGCCGAGCTTCGTCTTGGCGTTGCCGATTTGCCCTTCCGACAGCGGCGCGCCGAACAATCGCTCGTGCTCGGCGCTGATCTCGGATTCCGTATGCCCTGGCACGTAGGCGCGGAACCATTCCACGCGCTCGGGCGTCCAGAACCTCGGCGGGTTGCGCGCGAAGCCCTCTGCCTTGCGCAGCCCGTAGACCTTCGCACGGCTGTTGATGGACTTGTCCGTTCGCCTCGGGCGGTCGGGGAACCGCTCGGTGTGCATCGCCGCTATCTCGGCGTTGTGGTGGTCTGGGTAGACCTCGCGCAGCCACGCCTCCTCCTCGGGTGTCCACGAGTTGGCTCGCTTCATCGCGGCCTCGTCTCGTCGGTCAGCCTGCGCTTGAAGTCGGCGTACTCATCGCGGCTCCCGTCGAGCCGCGCGCACTCCACGTGCGCCTCGTCGAGCAGCGCCTGCACCTCGTCGAAGGTGTAGTCCGCGTGCGCGTACTTGTTCAGGCGGTCGCGCGTCCAGGACAACGTGTGCCCGGGCGCGAACTCGGCCACCCACGCCAGCGCGTCGAACTCGGGCAGCGCGCGGTGCTCAACCTCCGCGACCACCTGCGGCTGGCCGAGCAGCAGGCGCGACGTACCGACCTTGAGCGCGAGTCCGTCCATGGTCTGCTCCTGCATGCTGGCCACCTTCGCGATGGTGTTCGCCGAGTTGATGGCCATGGCGAACAGCTGCGTCTTCGTGCGCGCCTTCTCGATGGCCTGCTCGAGGTTGTCGTCGTCGGCGGCGTCAAGCTCGTCCATGGCCGCGAAGATGCGCTTGTTGAGGTCGAAGAGGTCGCTCATTCGGTTGCCTCCTTCCTCTTCGCGTTCCACCATCTTTCGAACTTGGCCGCGCACTTCGGGCACATATCCCCACCGTTCTTCGTGCGCGACGTGCTGTTGGGGAAGTACTCAAAGACGACGCGCCCCTTGCTGCCTTTGGCATAGAACGCGCCGCAACGGTCACATTTCCTCGCGTCGCTCATTCGACCGCCTCCTTCGGGTCTTCCCAGTTGTCCACCATGCACCGGTTCCAGACGGGCAGCACGCCCTCCAGGCCGCTCGTGGACGTGCCGGTCTTGATTCCGCACGACGGGCAGCGCACGTACGCGCCGCCGCTACTGCTCGTGCCATCCTTGTAAATCGGCTTGACGTGGCAGACGCGGCACTCTGCCAGGTCCTCCTCGTCGTAGTAGGCGATCGTCTCGCCGCCGAAATCAATCGTCCTCATTCCTCGTATCTCCTCTCGATCGCGCGCAGCATCCGCCGCTTCGACCTCTCGTCGCCGAGCAGCATCGTGCGCTCGTACCTGCTCATCAGTTCGATTCTCCACTGCGGGAGCCAGCGGCCGCACGCCAGCTGCGCCCTCGTGCACAAGGCCCGCTCCCCCGAGCAGCCGCCCGTCTCGCAGGCGTACGCGCCGCAATCCTCCCGCACCGGGCACGGCTCGGGATACGGCCACGTGCCCACCTCCTCGGTGAACAGCGGCAGCTGGGCGCTCATAGCATGCGTTCCTGCACGCCCGCCCTCGTTCACCGCTCGCCGCCGTTCTTTTTTCCGTGCCCGCATCTCGGGCACCCGTCCATCTCGGACGCCCTGTCCGCCGTCGTGACGAAACCGCACTTCACGCACGCGACCTCGTCGCACGTCGGCGCGTACCAGGCGTCGGGCCCTTCGCGCCTTTCCATCGCCGCCTCCTTCCCGCCGGCCCCAACTTACCGCCTCCCGCCCCTGGCCGTGTGGGCCATGGGCCACTCATGCGCCGCAGCTCGAAGCGGCCGCGTGCGCCGGAGGCCGATAGGTCAGTCGTTGTTCGTCCTTAGCATTTCGCGCGCCAAGTCCAGCGCCCTCGAAAGCTTCTCGCGGTAATCGTCGCGTTCGGCGGCCAGCTCGTCCACCCTGGCTTGCAGGTCGGCGAGCGCCTTCTTGACGTACCCTGGCGGGTCGGTCGTGAACTTCATGGCCTCGTCGATCGAGACGATGAACTCCATGTCCTCGTACTCGCCGCGATAGGCGTCAAGCTCGGCTTTCAGCTTGCTGTTTGCTTCGCATACGTCGTGAATCTTGCGAGATTGGCGCTTGTTTGCGTGTTCCAAGCCCTCGCATTCGGCTCTCAGCTCGTCGCGCTCTGCGATTGCATGGTTTCGTTCGCCCATAACCTGCTTTTGCAGGTCTTTCCACTCGTCGAGCATAGCGGTCAGCTCGGCAATCTGCTCGTCCCGCTCGTCGGGGCTGCACAGCACCTCGCGACGCGTGATGTCGGCCTGACGGTCGAGCCAATTGCGCACCTTGCGAAAACCGTACGGCGTGTGCAGCCAGGACGCAGACTCGCTTAATACGTCCGCTTCCAGCTTCTCGCGGCTGTCAACGTCGCCATCGGTAACGCCGCTTTCGGGCGCGGAATCGTCGTTAGCGCCATCGTCGGTCAGCAAGTCGATTAGCTCGCGCGTAACGTCTTGCGCGGTCATTCCTGCTACGGAGCCAAGAATCGCCCTAACGTACCTAATTTCCGAAGTGTTCATCGGAGGTATGTTCTTTAACCTCTCCACCGCTTCGGCTCGACGCTGCCGTTTAGTCTCGCTCATGGCTCCACCTCCACGTGCAAATCTCGTCCGCACATCGGGCAGCAGCGAATCGGCACGTGCGCCCAGACGCGCCGCCCGTCCCCCTCGTAAATGTCGAGATCGATGCGCGGCCCGTCCACGTGGGCAGTGTTCACGTATGCGTACATGTCGTGCGGCTCCCAGACGAGCGGGCGGCTGTTGGGCTTGCAGTAATTGCACATCAGCCTTCTTCCTTCCCGCGCACCCTCACGACCAGCTCGTATCCCGTGCCGTAGTACCCGTTGCCGTCAGAGCCGACGACGCGCAGCAGCTCGTGCCGCATCCCGTTCGCGTACACGTAGATCCGGTAGGCCGTGTCGTAGTCCTCGTGGTCCTCGTAGGTGCAATCGAGCTCTACGTCGGTGATGGCATTGTTAACTCCTTCGAGATGGTCGATCCAGTAATCGCCGGCACCGCAGATGCATCCCCGGTTCGGCTCGACCTCCAACACCGTCCCGCTGTCTAGCGTCAGATAGCCGCTTTCATGAACGTCTACCACGCGCCTGCCGATGAGCAGCGACTTGATTGATTCCAGATCGTCCTGGTCGCAACATTCGGCCCCGTCATACCGTTTCTTGAGCATGTCACTCTCCTTCCCCGCGCAGCCGTTCGTGTTGCGCGTTCCTTTTACCTAACTGACCAATAATTCTTCGGCCGCTTGTCGTATATGACGATTGCGGAAGGAAACGGAGCGCCGCTGTCCGAGTTTCCAAACTTGAGCCGTCCGCGAATGAACCTGACTTCGGTTGCATGGCCGACAATCCATTCGTGCCACCATCGCGTATCGGTTCGAGCGGGAACAAGGCAAACAGTGACCCCCCCCCCGATTCGATTGCGCCGCTTTCTGCATCCACGCGCCTATCTCGCGGCCATACGGCGGATTGAGCCAAACACTCCCCGCCCACTCCTGGGACAGGCCGTCATCATCAACCGTGTAATGTTGCTCGCATAGTGCGTTCTCGTCAGTCGATGCAGCGTCAAGCGTGAAATGAAACTCTGCGTTAAGCTCATCGAATAACTCCCGTGGCGTTGTCCATTCGTTCGATAGCGACGACTTCATGCCTGATGTAAAGCCGCTCATTCCGCATCACCCCTCAGCTCGCATGCTTGCACGTAGCAATCACACACCTCGTGCGGGTACTGGTCATCGCCGATGGTTCGCTTTGCGATCACGCCGTACTTCTCGCACTGGGCGTTGAACACGTCGAGCCGCTTGGCATGCTTGCAGTAGTCGCATAGGAAGTAGCGGCTCATTCCGCATCACCCCTCAGTTCTCGAACGAGCGCGATCAGCTCGTCATTCGTAAAATACGTCTCGATGCTGAGCGACTTGTACGTTTCGCCCAGGCTCTCGGTGTAGTCGATGTGCGTCTCGCGCCACTTGTCGAACTTCATCTCTGGTGCGCTGAGCTCCGTAATTGCGCCCGCTTCGTTTAACTTGAACTTGAACCCGCCTGATGCTTTGACATCAAAACGCTCGACTTTGCTTTGCTCGGTCATTCCGCATCACCTCTCAGCTCACGTCCGCACATCGGGCAGCACGACACAATGAACGAGTACCAGATGCCGCGCTCGTTCGGCTCGCTGTAGAAGTTCAGCAGGAAGCCCTCGTGGTACTCGCTGTCATCGGGTGCGAGCGTCATGTAGGCTACGCCGCCGTCTATCTCGACAATCGGCTTCTCGGAACCGTCGCAGTAATCGCACATCATGCATCACCCCTCAGCTCGTCAATCATGACGATGTCAGCTTTCGCCTTCGGCCTGTAATTCTCTAGCCCTTCGGCTATCTGGTCATCGGTGAGCTTGGTCTTGCCCTTGCCGTAACGCAACCTCAGCGCGTCAATGGCTGCCCTCGCGTGATCGATTCTCAACTTGTCTATCATGCATCGCTCCTTATCAGCCATTCGAGCAGCGCGTCGTAAAACGCGTTCTCATCTTCTTTCACATCGGGAACATCACTATCACCACAGCACGGCTTGAACATCGGGCATTTGGAACACGGCGAACTGCCGCATGGTATGGCTTCCAACGTCCGTGCCGCCCTCTCTGGCGTGCCGAACAGCTTGTTCCATCGGCTCTTGTCCTCGATGTAGTCCAGCTCGGCGGGAACGAATCGCGTAATTATTTCGCCTTGTTCAATGTCGATGTGACTTGTCTCGACTTCGATAATCCGCGCATCCTCTTCTGCTTTTTGCAGCCTGTCCCGCAGGCTCTCGATGGTGTCGGCGGCTTCGCGAATGGCCTCCACCGCAGTTGTCATGCCAGCGACTTGCACTCGCGTCAGGTTCGCGCCGCTCTCGTAGAGCTTCCGCAGACCGCCTGCAAGCGTACGAAGCTCCTTAGCTTGCGAAATCAACATGCTCATCGCTCACCACCAACCTTCCATGATGTCGGAAACGTAGTCGGCGCATACCCGCATCAGGTCGGCAACGAATTGCTTGCGGCCTTCATCGCTATCCTCATAGTCGTCTTTCGCCCAGCTGATAGCGTCGCGAATCGCTTGCTTCCCGCTTCCATCGCCGTAGTAGCTCATCGCTTCACCTTTCTCTCCAGCTTCGCGCCCCAGTGCTCGCGAATCTGCTCGAAGCTCGAACCTCGGGCCGCATCCATGAGCATCCACCAGGCGAACTCTGGCGCGCTGCTGTACCTCTCTCCGCTCAGCTTGATTGCAAGCTCTGCAAGCTCCGCTCCCTCTTTTTCGCCGAACATAGCTTGCAGGCGCTTCTTGTAATCCAGCATGTCGATGACTTCTTGCAGCAGGTCGCTCATCGCTCCACCGCCTTCCGTCCGCAGTGCGGGCACCTGGGATAGCTTCCGTTGACGTGCTCGCACGTCTCGCCGCACGCGCTGCATTCGAGCACGTGGATGACCTCGTAGGCGTTGCTGTAGCTGTCCACTTCGACAAGCTCGCACTCCCCGCCGCCCTCTGGCACGTACACCACGTTGCCGATTCTGTGCGGCTCATTAGGCGCGTCGAGCACTTCTTGAATCCTCAGCGGCAGCAGCTCGGGTGCCGTGTAGTTGAAGTCAATCATCGCTCCACCGCCTTCCGAATCTTGCGTCCGCATTCCTCGCAGTAATTCGGAATGGCGCAAAGACTCGTGCGATGGAATGGCAGAGAGTCGCGCCTGTCCATTCCAAGCTCATGACCGCATTCGCAGAATATGTGGCGCACTTCCTGTGTCTGGCTGATGCTTTCCCACTCGCCATGGGGCACGCACTCCCCGCCGCCCAGCGCCGCGCTCAGCTCGTCGGCTATTGCCTGCCAGTCGTAGCTGTACTCTGGCAACGCGGTGGCTTCTGGCATGTCGAAATCGGCTGGGAGGTCGTGCCAGTGCTTATCGACGGTCTCTCTCACCTGTTCGGCTGTCAGCTTCCCGCCGACAAGCGCCGATTGCCTGACGTAGTTCTCGCCGCGCCAGTCGAGCAAGTCGCCGTCGTCAGATATGGTCAATCCGATGGGAAAGCCATCGGGATTGAGTTCGCCCAGCGTCGCGGCGATTGCCTGCGCAGATTCCTCGCGGATTCGCTCGTAGGCTTCGCGCACTGCCTCGTCCTTTGCCCTCGTCTCGGACGCTTCGACGCGGAGCATGAAGCACTCGTGCTCGAAATCGTCCAGCAAGCTCAGCAGCTCATCGGTCGCGTTAGTCATCGTCCACCTCCATCGGCACGAACGCGCACGCGGGGCAGCGGCACGCCATCGCGAACTCCGCGAGATCGATTTCGTCGCGGTCGTAGAACCAGTTCTCCAGCTCGATGCACGACTCGTCGAACCTCTCGTCATCCTTTTCGTAGTGGAAGCGGACGAGCTGCAACGCGATGGTCGCCAATTTCTTTTCGCTCATTCGTCAACCTCCTTCTCGAAAATCGCCTTGCGCAGCGTCTCCACGGCATCGTCGTACGCCGCCACGCTCTCGTCCGCCAGCTTCTCGCCGACGTGCGCCCAGACAATCGCGCTGAACCCTTCGAGGTAGCCGATTGCGCGAGCGGCCCTCTCCTTGTCCGTCATTCCGTCTCTCCTTCCAACCTTTCTCCGCACCACGGGCAGAACCGCACGTGCTCGCGCCGCAAAGGTGTCACGTGGTCGAGGTAGGTGCTGCCCCATTCGCTGTCGTAATCGCGCCGCCCCAGCACCCAGCCGCCAGGCTCTGGCCACTGGTGCTCGCGCCCGCTGTCCTCGTAGCGCCGCAGGCTGAACCCACCGGGCATGCGGTCGCATCGGTGCGTCTCGAATCCCACCTTCGCGCGAATCATCCGTCCACCTCGATTCCGAACTCGCGAATGCGCGTCTCGATTCCCTCGATGCCGTCGTCCTCGCACATGAACGGCATCATGTCTCGTATCAGCTCGTCGCGCTGGAACAAGTGGGATGCGTGCAACCCAGCCTCCTCGCAGCACTTGAGCTGCCATTCGTCGCGCTCGCGCTCAAGCTCGGCCACACGCCCCTCAAGCTCGGCCACACGCCCCTCAAGCTCGCGTATGCGCTGGCTCTTGCGGTTATTCGCCGCGTTGACGCCGCCCAGCTGCCGCCTGTACATCTCGCAGCGTTCCTCTGCGTTCATCTCTCGACCCCTTCCAGGTCTTGCAGCGCGATTATGTCGGCCGCGTGCCCGATGGCCTGCGACAGCCTCTCGCGCAGCTCGTCGCGCTCGGCGATTGCCGCGTCGCGCTGCGCCTTAAGCTCAACAGCCTCCTTCACGATGTCGAGGTACTGCGCCGCCTGCTCGTCCCGCAGCCCGTCGATGGTCGCCGACACAAGCGTGGAGGGCGTCGTGCATAATCCGCGATCCGGGTAGGCCATCACTTTCGGGTCGTAGGTCGCGCCGCCCCTGCGGTATGCGGCGTCCATGCAGAACTGGACCTCCTGGCGCCAGTAGTCGCGCTCGGCGGTCAGCCCTTCGATTTCGGTCAGCATCGTCGTGCGGTCGCATACCTCGCACTTCGGCTTTCCCGCCAGCTTCAGCGTTAGCTCGTCGCGCTCGCGCTCAAGCTCGCGGATACGCCGCTCCTGGCGGTTGATTTCGGCGCACAGCTCGCCGTTCGCGTCCATCAGGCGCCCGATCGCGGCCCCCGCGTCCGGCTCCCGCCCGCTGCAGTCGCTCATGTCATCCCCTTCCAGCGCATCGACGGCGGCCCCGAGGCCCGCCGAGCGCATCGACTCGCACGCCGTCTCGTACACGCGCGCGCCCACCCATCCGAGCATCCTGGCGGCGGATATCATGCCGAACAGCTCGCACGCGCACCGCTCGGCCCGCCGCAGCGGGGCCAGCTCCACGGCCGTCCACGCGCCCATCAGGACGTCGCCTTCTCGACGGCCCTGGCGAGCTGTTCGGCCGCGCGCTCGTACGCCGCGACCGCGCCCTGCAGGTCTGTCTCGCCCGCGCCGTCCACCAGGCCGTGGTCGAGCACCCATCTGCACGCGACGGCCTCGCTCCCGCAGAACGGGCCGCGCCCCTGCCCGTTGGCCGGCTCCCACCGCTGCTCGCCATCCTTGGGCGTGACGAGCCTTTCGACGGCCACGTTCATGCGGTCGAGCCGCCTGATTCTCAGCCCGTCCGTCAGCTGGATGATTTCGCTCACGTCTACACCTCCATCGTTTCGTCGTTTAAGGCCGCCCGCGCTCCACTGAGAGCGCGCTCGGCATCGTTGTCGATAACTTGCCCGTCCGAAGCGTTTCCGCGTTCCTGACGCGCTCCTGGCGCTTCGCGGCCCGCCGAGAGCACGGCCGCCGCCATGAAGCCGACCACGGCCCCCAGGCTCGCGGCAGGCCAGTGCGTCACGACCCACATGCCGCCCTCCTCACCTCGTAGCCCCTCCTGGGCTCGTAGCGGTACTTGGCGAGCAGCTGCAGCGGCACTCCCGTGGCGCGCGCCAGCTCGGGCAGCGTGCCCCTCGCCAGCCACGCGCCGTCCAGGTAGCAGTCGTAGACCCTCTTGTACCTGCTCATTCGCAGACCTCCGAGTCCCAGTCGCGCTCGGGGGCTGGCACGTAGCGCCGACCGTTGACCTTCACCGCCGTCACGCGGGTCCCCGCCCGCCTCGCGAAGTGGAACCACGCGCGCTCGCCGTCGCTCGTGTCAACCTCCAGCTCGAACGGCTCGTCGCCATCGGGCAGCGCGATCTCGCGCCCGTTCGGGCTCGTCCACCGCCTGCCGCCCCACGGCTCGTGCCACTCCTGGTCGCGCCACCTCATGGCCGCCTCCCGACCCGGGCGCCGCGCATGGCGAGCGCCCTCTGTATCCTGTCGAGCTTTTCGCACAGCAGCGCGTTCTCCCGCACGACCTCGCGCCAGCGCCGCCGCAGCTCGTCCACGTCTGCCTTGACGTAGGTCGCGTGCGCCCCGTCGACGCTCACCGGCTTGCACGTCGGGTCGGCCAATGGGTTGCTAGTCATAGCCTCGCCTCCTTCCTCCCGTTCGCATACTCCACCTCGTCAACCCTCGCGCCGCACCTCGGGCAGTGCTCGCCCGGCATGAGCCTCGGGGCGGTGTGGACCTTGCCGCACTCGCCGCACGTGAAGTCGCTGCACGGCCATCCCTCGTATGTCTCCTTCATGGTCGCCATCGGCGCCCACCTGCCTCGTTCCGCATGTCCCTACGCCTCCGATCGCGTTCCACAGGTTGCCGGCAACATGGGGCGGCAACATCGTGTTTTTGTGTCTTGACCTGCTGTTACTTGAATATTTCGGCTGAAAATGTTGCCGCCGTTGCACTAATCCCTATAAACCTCTATACGATTCCCGCGTGGGCGCGCGCGCACGTACTGTAGAAAATATTTGCGGCAACATCGGCAACATTTGACCCTAAATACCGCTGTTGAGCTGCACAAACACGATGTTGCCGCCTTCTCGAAAAGCGGCAACATGCGGCAACATGCGGCAACATCGTCATTCGGGCACCCAGCATCTCTGGATGCCGTGGTTGGCCGTCCTAGCCCTTTTCGGCAGGCGCGCCCACCCCTTGATGGACTCCATCGCGCGGTTTATGTCGTTGATGACGTACAGCGAGTTCCCGCGCCTGTAGTCGTCTGGCAGGTGGTCGTATATCTCGCGGGAGCAGACGCGCTCCCCCACGCTCCCCCGCCCGGCGTGCAGCGCCGACATCATTCGCTCGTCCATGTACTCGGCTATGAGGCCCGGCAGCGGGTCTTCCTCGGTGTAGCGTTCCTGGATGCGCTCGGCGTGCTCCTGCATCTCCTTCGGCAGGGTCAGGCTCGGGCGCTCGTCCTTCCAGATGCGCACGGCCTCGGCCACCGCCTGGGAGAACCAGAGGTGCGCCCCCTCCGTGTAGAGGAAAGCGTCGCACTGGTTCCGCGCGTTCCCGCACTGGATGGGCAGGAAGCGCCTGTTGCCCGTCGCGTCCGTGAGGAACTGCGCGTCGTTGGTCGTGCCGATGAACACGCAGCAGCGCGGGCGGAACACCGTCTCGCGCCCGTACTTGGGGCGTATCGAGTCGCCCGTGGACGTGATGAACGCCTTGATGCCCTCCACGTCTTTCGCGCGCTTGGTCGCCAGCAGCTCGGCGAACTCCGCTATCCACAGCCCGCGCAGCTTCTCTATCGCCGCGTCGCCCTCGATCGTCTTGAAGTTGTCGTCGTACCAGTCGCGGTTCGGGCAGAACAGCGACGCGAAGCGGCTCTTCCCGATTCCCTGCTCGCCGACGAGCACGGGCATGTAGTCGAACTTGATGCCCGGCTCGTACGCCCTCGCGACCGCCCCGACGAGCCACAGCCGCATGACGGCCCGCTCGTACTCGTCGCATTCGCAGCCAAGCATGCCGAGCAGCCCGCCGATGCGCTCCACGCCGTCCCATTCGAGCGAGTCGAGCCATTCGCGCACGGGGTTCCGCCCGTTCGCCCTCGCCTCGATCGCCACGGCGTCGATGATGGCCTCTTTGGCGTGCAGTCCGTAGTAGCGTTCGCAGTAGGCGGTGAGCGCCGCGTAGTCCTCGTCGATGACGGGCCGCGAACCCTCGCCATGGTCCCAGGGAAGCGGCAGCTCGGCCATGCGGCAGAACCCCGTCTCGCTCCACCAGACCCGGCCGGACAGCTTCGGGTCGCCCTTGAGGATTCGCAGGCCGTTCTCGATGGTCTGCTTCACCATGCCGTTGGGCGTGACCATGAGCCGCATCCCGCTGTTGGCTATCTCCGGCGGCTCCTTCTTCGGCTTGCCCTTCTCGTAGCCTAGCGCGCTGTTCACCAACTTGCGCAGCTCGGCCTCGCCCAACGGTTCGTCGCAGCGCGCGCGGTTCGCGTCTGAAACGCTCGTGAAGATCGCCTTGTCGTCCATGCCCCTGGATTGAAGACTCGCCGCGTACTTGAACAAGGTGTCGTTTCGGCCGCTCGTCTCGATGCGCCTCGGCAGGTCGAACGGCTTGCGCTCCTGCGCCCCGTTGTTCCGCACGAGGTCGAGCACGGACTGGTTCGCTTCGGCGATGGGATAGTCGTCGGGGTGCAGGTCCCATTCGTACAGCGCCCCGCTCGGGTGCCTGCTCGGCGGCGCAACTATGTAACCGCCGTCCCCGCGCACGTCCACGCCGTCTATCACGTGGGCGGCGCTTCGGACGCTCACGCCCGCAGGGGCGCGGAAGAACAGGTGCTCCCCCCCGCCCCCCGTGGTAGCGCACGCCGTCTCGGGGAACTTGCCGTGCTCGCGCTGCCAGTCGACGAGGAACTGCGAGCCGTCCACGCCGTTGTGGTTGTCCACGTCAACGACGAAGATGCCGCCGCTCGGCGCGCCCGTCGCGATGCCGACGTTGCACTCTGGGTAGTCGGCCCACACCCTCGTGATGATGCTCGGGTCGTTCGTGGCGTCCTTGAAGCCGTGCTTCGTGGCCGGCTCCTTGCCGTTGTCCACGCAGGGGAACACGGCGAAGCCCATCTTGGCGTAGGCAACCGCCGCGTCCCCGAGGCTACTCATGCTCTTCCTCGTTCGCTCCATTGGAGGTGAACGGTGACGTGATCGTGTCTGCCGTCATGTCGCGCAATTCGGGGAACAGGTAGTCGTCGAGCACGTACCATCTGTTCTTCGCCGCCCCGTAAGACGGGTTCTCCATCTCGGCCAGCTTGTCGTGCGGCAGCTCGCTCTTGCGCCTCCTGATTCCTATGAAGTGCGTCTCGCCGTATTCGGGCTCCTCGCGTATTAGGAAGCGGCTGACAAGCGGCGCCCCGTAGTTAAGCAGCGCCTTCCTGTCCTTCAGCGGCATGATTTCGTCGTCCACGTGGTTCATGCTCAGGACGGACTTGATGCCGTTCCTCACGTCCCATACGGTGTCGGGCCAGATTGCCGTCTCCCGCTGAGCGTACTTGCCGCGAACGTGGCTCTCGATGGCTTTGAGAACCCATGCGGGCGTGGCCTCTATGGCCTTCATGCCCTTCTCGCGGCTCACGGCCTCGTCCATGCCGTAGTAGCATATGACGTCGCCGTCAACCACCTCGCCTTGCGTCTCGCCAGGCTCGATGACGATCTCGCCGTTCGTCACGGTTCCGTGCTTGCACAGCCATTCCCTGCGCTCTGGGTCGAGCTGGAATGGCGGGTAGTCTGCTCCCATCGTTTCGAGGTAGCTCATTTGTATCTCACCCCCAACAACTCGCAAATCCTCTTCGCGCTGCGCTCCGGCTCGACGAACTCGAACCGCACGCTGCGCGTCCTCTCCATGGTGCTCATCTGCTCGAACAGCGTCGGCCCTTGCAGCGGCTTCTTGGTTCCGTGCCTCATGCACGCGCCACCCGCCTTCGGGTCGCACGCCTTCGAGTAGAGCTTGCCGCAGTGGCGGCAGTGGCCGTTGACCCACGAGCGCACGTCTTCCAGGCACGCGGCCTCGTCGGTCTCGACCAGCACGACGAGCAGGCACCCCGCAGCGTTCGCGCGCGCTATCTCGCGCCTGAAGCGGTCGTGGTCGCGCCCGAGGTTGGATGCCAGCTCGTCGATGTGGGCCTTCGTGTCAACGAAGACGTTCGACCCTTCGGCCGCGTAATCGCCGTAGTCGAGCTTGCGGCGCACGACCTCGATGCCATGCGCCGCCCACCACTCGTGCTTTATGCCGTGCTTGTCGCCGTCGTGGACCTGCTGCCGCGTATCCTCGATCAGCGCGCCCATCGCTACACGTTCAGGGTCGCGTTGCCCAGGCTCGCGGGCCTCGCCGCGCCGCCGCCCTTCGGCCCCTTCGCGCTTTCGGCGCGCTTGTCGGTGGTCTTCGGCTCGCGGTGGTCGCCAGTGCGCACCTGCTCTGGCGTGAGCCAGTCGCCCACGTCGTAAGTCCAGCGGTCGTAGCCGTTCTTGTTGAGCGTCACGGTGCCGTCCACGACGGCCCAGAACCTCTTGCCCACGAACATGTCCCACTGGTCGGCCTGGAACGCGGCCATCGGGTCGAATCCCGGGTTGCAAGCCTTCAGGACCTCGAACTTGCCCTTGAGGTAGCCGAGGTCAGACCAGCTCACGAACTCGCGGTGCATGAAGTCCTTGTCGGGGTCGGGCTTGCCGTCCCAGTCCATGAAGTAGGCGTCGCTGTACTTCCACGCGAAGTCGCCGCTCGCCACGTCCCAGATGAAGGCGACGCACTTCTTCGACGGGCCGTCCGTCTCGGTGCCGTCGGCCTTGGTCCACTTCAGGCGCACGGCCTGGATCATCAGCTCGTAGACTCCGGGCGTCATCTGCTCGATACCACCGCCGCCTCCCTGCTTGGCCTCGGCGTTGTTGTACTCGTTCATGTCGATGTATGGCATATTCTTCCCTTTCTAATTGGACGCCATGCTTCCAAGCCTGTACGCCTCGCGGATGCGGGCGTCCACGGCCTTGAGGTCGTTGTCTATGAACTCCTCCGCGAACAGGCCCGGCGGACACTTCGCGGGGTTCGCGTTGTTGGTGTGGAACCCGTAGCGGTCGCCCTCCTTGGCGCTCTGCAGGGTGCAGGTCACGAGCCCGCGGATGAGCAGCTTCTCGTTGAGCAGCTTGCCGACGGTCAGCAGGTCGATCGAACCGTCCTGCTGCCGTTCCTGGTGGAACACGAAGTAGACGATCCGCGTCGCGTCCCCGTCCTCGATGACGGCCTGGAACAGGTTCCAGACGCGCGCGGCTATGTCCGTGTAGACCTGGAACTTGTTGTCATAGGCTTCGTCGCCCGTGTTCCACCGCACGAACATCTCCGAGATGCAGAACCCGCAGTCGTCCACGACCACGGCGCGCTTCTCGTGGTGGTTCGCGAGGTAGCTCTGCACTATGTCTATGCGCAGCGGCTTGTATCCCTCCGATTCGGCGAGCCTCGTCGCGAGGTCGGGAACGCTTACGTTCTCGAGCCGCCTGTCGAAGAACGGCAGGATCTTGTTCTGGACGTTGAGCACGGTCACGTCGCCCTCCTCGAAGTTGCGCATCGAGTAGGACTTTCCCGTGCCGCTGTCGCCCATCAGGATGATCGGTATGCTCATAGGTCGTCGCCTCCTATCCGAAAATCTCGTCGCACTTGTTGCCGAACACCGCGAGGAAGTCTGCCGGGTACTCGTATTTGCCGTCGCGCAGCAGGACGAGCGCGAGCCACGCGCCCTCGTACCACCCGACGCCCGCCACGCCTTCCGCGCGCAGGCGCTCGACGGCCTGGCCGAACAGCCTCACCGCCCCGTCTAGCTCCTCGACGCCGACCCTTTTTGTCGGCCTGTAGTCGCTCACGAACATCAGCGGTCACCCGCCAGGTCGTACATCCAGTTCTCGCGGTCGTCGGCCCACCCGCGCCAGTCGACGGCGCACCCGCACTCGCGGCAGTACCTGTCCTCTTCGTCCAGGAAGGTGTTGCACCTCCCGCACTGGTAGCCGTCCTCGACGTTGCCGTGCGGCACGCGCGCCCCCATGTTCAGGTTGCGGCGCAGCCTCGCGTTGTCGGCGCGCAGCGCGGACAGCTCGCGCGACGCCTCGGTGAGCTTGTTCTGCGTCTGCCGCAGCTCGGTCTGCAGGCTGCCGATCAGCTCGTCCTTCTCCCTGCCCTTGGCCGCGCCCGTGAAAATCGAGCCGCCGAATAAACTCGCGTGACCCATGCTCACCACCCCCACCAGATTCCCCACGCGATCATGGGGCCGAAGGTCGCCGCGACGGCGATGCACGCCCACCTGCAGCCCTTCTCCCACTCCCGCTGTATCCTTTGCTGTACAATGTCAACGTCCGCCCTGTAGCAGGACGCCTCGGCGCGGTCGTGCCGCACGCTCGGCCGCGCCATCCTCTTCCTATCCATTCGACTTCCTCTCCGCGTACGTGACGCTGTTGCGCTTCACCCACGCCTCGAACTCGCTCACGAGCACCTGCCCGTACCTCGCCCCGTCGACGAACCGCAGGGGCAGCGGGTCCACCTCGCGCGCCGCCAGCTCGTAGAGCCTGTCGACGCCCACGTGGCCCTCCCTCGCGAGGGCGGGTATCGTCGTCCAGACCATCCCTTCCCCCCTTTCCTCGGTGGGCGGCGTCCCCGGCGGGCGCAGCAGGATGCCTTGCCCAGGCTCGGAGGCCGACAATGTGTTGATGCCCAAGAAGAAGCGTGAAACTGCATCCTCGCCCCGAGGCACCCGATCGGCGGGCAGGATCAACCCGCCTCCGTGCGCCCTCTGGGGGCGCCGCCCTCTTACCGTTCGACCGCGCGATGCCCTGATGCTGGTTCCCCGCGCGGCCTTGGCTTCCGCGCGGCGCGGTCGGGTTCTTGTCAACGTGCATGGGAACTTCGCGTTCCCGGCTTCGGGGCGCGTGTGCGTCAGTAAGAACAGCAACGAATCGTTCGGTCGTGTTTGTCTTGCGCGCCCCTCCGCCGCGCCTTTCGGCGTCGGCTGGGACGGTGTGGCCCCCTCACCCACCGTCCCGACCGACGCCGGCTCCACGGGGAAGCCAGCGCCCAAGAGAGAGGAATGGATGCTTTTTACGCCGTCCCAAGGCGTGTGGTTCGGCTATCCTTGTTCAGTTTCGCTAACGTCCGAGCCGAAAAAAATTTGCCCTATGTCGCAACCGATGAACTCGCACGCGGCTTCGGCGCGGTGGATGGGCATGTTTCTGGGATTTTCCTCGTACTTGGCGTACGTCTGACGTGACACTTTCAGGTAGTTGGCGACCGCCAACTGCTTGATGCCGCGAGACTCGCGGGCTTCTTTGAGAGTCTGCATTCACAACCCTTTCTCTCGATGATGTTAAGTATAACTTACGTCCTAGCATTGTCAAGTAAAACTAACTAAAATGTTAAGTGGTGATTTCAGAAGGCGGTGGGCGTATGTCGAGCATAGGGCGGAACATCAAAGACCTGCGCGAGCGTCGAGGCTTATCTCAAGAGGAATTGGCCGACAAAATTGGCAAGACCCGCTCGGCTGTCTCTCAGTACGAATCGGGTAAGATTGTACCCCGCATGGGCACTATAGAGGATTTGGCGTTCGCGTTCGACGTGACGAAGGACGTAATCATAAACGGATACGCTCACGATGACACGGTGAGCGCAGACGAGCGCGAGATGCTGAGCATTCTCAGGAAGATGGACGGCAGGAAGCGCGCCGCCCTGCTCGGCGTGGCGCGCGCGATGCTGGAAGGGTGAGCGCGCCATGACCCGTTCACACTTCGGGGCGGTCCAGCACCTCGGCGAGGGCCGCTACCGCGTGTCGGTGGAGGGGCCGAGGAAGCCCGACGGCTCCCGCACGCGCAGGAGCAAGGTGGTGCGCGGCACCCGCGAGGACGCCGAGGTCGAGCTGGCGAGGATGCGCGTGGACATGCCGAGCGACCCGTCGGTCACGTGGGACGCGTTCTACCGCTCTCGCGTGGAGCCGACGTTTTCCGGGCTGTCGGCCAAGACCGCCGACGAGTACGGGCGGCTCTGGCGCGTCGAGCTGGCCCCGAGGATAGCGGGCGAGCGCGTCTGCGACATGGACTGGCACCGCGCCAACGAGGTGCTGACCTCCATCTCCGCGCCGACCGTGCAGCGCGCGGCGGGGCGGCTGCTCAAGAAGATGTGCAACATGGCAATCCGCGACCGCTCCCGGCTGCTCTCGTACAATCCCGTGGACCGCGCGATCGAGTACGCGCCGCACCGCCCGCGGAGGAAGGCCCTCGTGCTCTCTGATGGCGCGGGCGCGTTCCTGGACGCCATTCGCGGCATCAAGTACGAGCCGCTGCTGCTCTGCGAGCTGGGCGCCGGCCTGCGTCCCGAGGAGGCCCGGGCGCTGCTGTGGGAGGACGTGCGGCCCTTCGAGCTGAAGGGGACCGTCTACTGCTCGCTGCGCATCGACAAGGCGCTCACGGTCGTGAACAACAGGGGCCTGTTCAAGGAGACGAAGAACTCCAGCAGCGAGCGTGACGCCGTGTGCGGCGAGCCGTTCGCGTCCAGGCTGCTGGCGCTCGCCGAGGGTCGCAGCGGCCCCCTGTGCCCGTCAGGCGAGCCGTACGACCCCGAACGCCCCGAGGCGTGGTACACGTCCCCCGTCACGATCGCGCACAACTGGAGGCAGTGGTGCCGCCGCAACGGCGTGGAGCACGTGACCGACGAGAACATGCGCAGCTCCTACGCCTCGATGATGGGAGAGGCTGGCGCGCCCGACTCGGTGGTGGCGGGCAACATGGGCCACTCGGACGGCACGACGAAGGGCGAGCACTACCAGCGCGTGACCATGCGCGCGAAGTGCATGGCGGCCGACCTGCTCGCCGAGTCCCTTGCCGACTTCGCGTGAACAGGCGTGTTACATCGTGTTACATCTCGTGGGGATTCAGGGGGTCTCAGGAGGATTCGAAAACACGTTCCCCCAGGTGGGCGGCGCTCTGACCTGGGCGGATGCTCGGCTGGAACTTTTTTGTAATCAGTGGGTTGCGGGTTCGATTCCTGTCGCTGGCTCCACGCCTGACCTGGCGAAACGCCCGATTTGAACATGAGCGTTTCGCCTTCCTTTCACCCGTTCGTGTTACATCGTGCTACTTAACCCGAAACGCGAAAAGCGCCCGGAGCCGAAGCCCCGGGCGCAATTCTATGCCAACTCGATAATCTCCACGCCGTACTCGACCGCGCACTCGTGCTCTATGCGGCATCCCCTGGCAGACTCCCAGCCCCTGCAGAACACCGCAACGTCGGCGCTCGCCATGAGCTGGATCGCGGCGCCAAGCACGTACAGCGGGGGCATCTGGTCGCCCAGCGACGGGATGTAGCTCGGCACCTCCTGGCAGTCCTCCCCGCGCGCGTCGAGCATCATCTCGGCGACCTCGCCGAAGGCCGCGTCGCGCTCGGCGTCGATCTCCTCGCGGGAGCGCCCGCGCATCGGCTGGGATATGAAGACCCTCACCATCTCGCCACCTTGCCCCTGTTGAGCGCGCGCTGGAGCGCCTTGACGGTCACGGGGCCGACGACGCCGTCCTGCGCCACGCCGAGCTTCTTCTGGAGGCTCTTCCTGAGCGGCTTCGTGAACTTCAGCTCGTTGCCAGGTTTGGCCTTCGGGCCGATCTTCGCGCGGAGCGCCTTGTACAGCGCGCCGTCGCGCTTGCCGTTGACTTTGATGCCTAGCTGGCGCTTGAACTCCTTGGTCGTGAGCGGACCCCAGTCGCCGTCGACGGCCAACTTGGACGCGCCCGCCTTCTTCTGCGAGGGCGAGGAAGCGGGCGCGGTCGTGTCGGCCTTGCCGTTGTAGTGCAAGGTGCAGCTCCACGGGTAATCGTAGTACTCGTGGACGTACGCCTCGAACCCGCTCTGGTCGCCGCGCTTGTTGCCGTACGCGCCCTTGTCGCCCCAGCAGAACTCCGAGAGCATGTCTTTGCCGTAAGGGCCGTCGCCCGTGCCGCCGTCCTGGCATATGGCGGTGTGGTTCTGGTCGTTGAGGTAGACGTCGCCGCGCACGGCGTAGGTCTTGGCGGTGTCCCAGACCTCGAACAGGCCAGACGCCTTGAACACGGAGCGCATGTCGCGCGTCGTGACCGCGCCATCCAGCTTGCCCTCGTACTTGGTGCCTTGCAAGGCCATCTTCCAAGCTGTGATGACGGAGCTTGAGCAGTCGTAATCGCCCCTGTTGAGCGTGTACTTGCGGCCCTCGATAACCCACGTCACCTTGTCGGTCGACGTGCCGTACCGCTCCTCCCACGAGTAGCCGAATCCGTCGTCGTCGCACATGCGCTGGTGGATTTTCGCGGCCACCTCGGCGCAGTTGACGGCGACCTGCTTCGCCGCGCTGGACGCGCCCGACACGGCTGACGCGACGTTCGCCGCCGCCTTGTCGACGGCACCGCCAATCGCCGCCCTCGCCGCCCACGCGGCCTTGGTGCCCCTGTACAGGTTCAGGTCGAGGTTGCCCGCGTACCCCGCGACGCGCCCCGTGCTCGTGTACTGGTACATCTCGGACTTCCCCCACGCTCCGAAAGGCGTCGAGTCCGTCCACGGGTCGGCCCTGTAGCCCGTCGGCTCGTAGTCTGGGTACTGGGCGCACCACAGCGGATACCCCGCCTTCTTGACAGACGACCAGTCGTAGGCGTTGCACACCGACTTGCTCATGTAGATTCCAGGCTTCACGCCCGTCTTGGCGTGCACGCGGTCGAGCCACGCCTTGGCCCATTTCGGCCCGAGCCGCAGCGCGTCGGCCTCCCAATCGAGCCACAGAGTCGCCCTGCCGACGTAAGGCTTCACGCGGTTCACGAAATGTTCGGCCTCGGCCTTGGCCGTGCCAGAGCACCCGCGTTCGGCGGCGAAGTGGTAGTAGCCGAGCAGCTTGCCCGCCCCGACCGCGCTTCCCGCCTGCGCGGCCATCTCGGGGTTGACGTAGGACGTGCCGCCCGTGGCCTTGACCACCGCGAACTGCGTGGTGGGCATCTTCGAGAGGTCGATGCCCGCCTGCCAGCTCGAGACGTCGATTCCGTTAAGCGGCATGCTTGGCCTCCCGCTTCAGCTTGCGCATGAGGTTCGAGCCCGCGAGCGCCTCGGGCGTGATGTTCTGGTTCTTCCACCAGGCCCAGACGATGCAGATGACGCTCAGGATGCTCAGCGCGGCGTTCACCCACTGCTCTGCGTCGACGGCGTAGCCCAGCACGTTGCACACGTTCACCGCGCACGTCACCACGAGCGTCACGATTGCCGTCGCCCTCTCCTTGGTCAACTCGTCCATGGTTGCCTCCTTACTTCTGATGGTCCACGAGATAGTCGCCTATCTCCTTGTCCAATGTCCTCAGGCCGTCCACGTCGTTGCCGTCGATGCCGTGCGCGAGCAGGCCGCGTATGGCTCTCAGCATCAGGCGATTCATCTCGGCCTCGCGCTGGCGGAACTCCCAGTCCCCGTCGAGCTTGCGGTCTATATCCTCGACGTGCTCCTCCAGCTTGTGGATTCGCTGCCCGTGGTCTGACAGCGTCTCGGCGGTCGGCTTCTGCGACATGGCTCGCCAGTCGCGTATCGCCTTGATGGCGTTCCATACGAGCACCACGAAGGCCAGCGCGATGCCGATGACCGCGACGGTGATGCCCAGCTCGTCGTAGCTGATGTAGCTGATGTTCATGCTTTCCTTTCGTTACCTGTTGCGCTAGACCTTCACGTAGAGCGCGCGGCAGATGACGTTGCCGTTGCCGGACTGGTTGACGTAGGCACTCCACACGTTCGTGGATGCCGCCGACGGGTTCTCCATGTAGCAGGCCCCGACCCATCCGCTAGTGGCCGGCTGCAGCCAGCATACGAACTGGTAGCCATCCAGGGCCGACGCGGCCACGGCCGCGCTGCCGCCGTTCTTGGCCACTGACTTGGTCCACTGCTGGACCGTGAACTGCGGCGCCGGGTTGATTCGGGTAGCCGTCATGCGCTACGCCTCCTCGGTCGGCTCAGTCTCGGGTTCGGGCTCGGGCTCGGGCTCCGCGACATGCTCGTAGCTCTGGCACGCCAGCAGCCGCCCGTCAGCCTGCATGAGCGAGCACGCGTGCATGGGCAGCGCGGACACCGCCGCGCCAGCCAGGACGCTGTGGTACTTCGCCTCCGCCGCGTTGCGCTCGTCGTACGCCCAGCAGGGCGTGGACATGGCCCCGCCCTCGAAGGTCTGGAACTCGACTACTACGAATTTGCTCATTCTGCCTCCTTAGTTCTCGCAGTAGTACAACCCGTTGTTCGGCACGTAGTACACGAAGCACGGGCTGACTGGGTAGGTGCCGCTGTAGGATTCGGGATTCGCCATGTTCGAAGTCCATATGAACAGCGGATAGGCGTGGTTGTCTTCCGCCACGCTCTGCACGTTGCCCACGTGGCACGTGCCATCCCAGCAAACGGTGAGGGCGTTGCTTCTCGCGTCGTCGGAAGTGCCGTTGCCGACGATGACGGCGTAGACGTTGTTCGCATTGGAGATGTTGTACTTGCCGAGGGCGGTCTGGTAGTCGGATGCGGCGATGGTGCCGTAATTCTGCGCATGACTATGATAACCGCTTGCCTCGGTTCGATAGCCCTCAGCATGGGCGTCATGCGTCGTCGCCGTGGTTTGGTCGCCCTCGGCGTGGCTGCAATAACCTAGTGCATCGCCATGACCCTCGGCGTGGGAGAATTGGCCTCTTGCCACGCTGCCGTTTTCGGCGTGGGAATAATCCCCGCTTGCAGTGCCGACGCTTTCGGCGTGGGAGTATTGGCCTCTTGCCACGCTTTGATAGCCTTCGGAATGGGCGTATGAACCGCTTGCTGTGGTTTGATAGCCTTCGGCCACGCTGAATGATCCGACATTCGAGTCCGAAGCCCTGGTGCCGAATGTATACGCCTTAGCGCGGTCGGATGTGGTCACGTATACTACGGTTATCGTCGCGCCTAATGACGGTGCCGAGCCGAACACAACCATGTTGTCCCACTTGGTGACCGTCCCGCCGCTCGAATCGGATACAGTCACGGTGTAATCAGTGTCCTTCGCTGGGGGCGTCGAGAGCACGAAAGACCATGTGCTGCCGTCCCCCATGAATGTATCCGTGACTTCCAATTCCCCGCTCGAATCGCGCAAGTCGCTTACATGGAAATAGATGTTCCCGTCTCTGTCCACCAGCTGCAAGCTGTGGTAGTCCAGCTCCATGTGGCTCTCGTTGTCCGTCGCGCCATCGACGTACGCCTTGCCGATTCTGGCCGCGCTGCCGAAGCTCGCCACGCTCGTGTTCGCGTCGGTGAAGACCTCCATGCCGCTAGGCGAGAACACGGAGTGCCCTGCGGATTCGAGGCCGACGCGCACCTTCGCGACGGAGTTGTCCACCCACATCTTCATGGCGCTGACACCCGACCGCACGAAGTCGATGACCCCGCTCGCTATCTGAACGAATGTCGTGACGTCGCCCGAGTCGTGAACCTTGATGCCGTCAGTTGGGTCGGCGGTGATATAGTTCGTCGCGGTCTTGGTGGCATCGTCCACCGCCGCGTCCACGTCTTCTGGCGCAGGGGTCCAGTCGGTAGGCTTATTGCCCAGTTCGTACTTGACCTTGCGGATGCGATACTTGCCAGATGCCCACCAGTCGGCTCTGGTTGAGAATTGCAGGGCGTAACGCGTGGCGTGGTTGTTCGTGAACACCAACGAGGCCGTACAGCGATACACGCCATCGGCTGGTGGTGTGGTCAGGTCCATCGCCCGAATCGCCGCACCGTTGTTCCAGTCGGTATTCGAGGTGGCTCCCAAGGGCACGTTCGCCGCGCTCTTGAAGTTGTCCTGAGCGTAAATCCTGAACGAGCCTCCGGTTGATGCGGTCACGCCGGAGAACTCGATTTCGAACGAGCATGTAACATGCGCGTCCATCGCCGCCCAGGTGGTCAGCTTGTCGTTGCGCGAGATGTACCAGTATTTCGTGTTGTTGCTCTTGTTCTCCGGTTTAACCCAATCGCTCCACTCGTCGGAGGTTCCCAGCAACAAATTCCTCCCGCCGATTTCGACGGATTTGATTTTGTTGTCAACACTCGTATTCGTGGCGTAGCTGCTGCCGTCCTTCAAGCTGCCGACGGTGATTTTATTGGTTTGCAACTTGCCGCCCGATATGACCGTGCTCGTGCCGTCGCTGCCCTTGATTTCCACGTGGTCGCCTATGTACTCCATCGCGTCGGCGGTGAGCGCTAGCGAAGAGGATGCGTCCTGGTTGCTCACGACCATGCCGATGCGGTCGGACTGCACCTTCAGCTCCGCCTGGGAAGCGTAGAGCTTTGTTCCAACATACGGCTTGTACGGCCCTGCATACTCGCCCTCATAGAGCGACAGCCTGATGTCGAACGAACAGCTAACGCCCGGCGCGACGTAGAAGAACCCGTCGCACATCGTTTTACACGGCGAATAATCCGCCACGGTGACTGCGGCTATCCGGTAGGAGCCGTCCACGGTGACGTCGACGTACATCGGGTTCTTCGTGGCGAACTGGTCGTAACGCGCAGCGGACTCGTTGGACGTTATTGGCTGCACCCGCAAGCTCGACCCCGACGCGAAGGACAGGTTCCTGACCTCCACGAGAAACGTGTGGTCCATCGATTTTGCAAGCTGCTGGTCAACGACGCAATGGAAGTTCACAAATGCGCTCCCCCCTCTTGCGCTGTTGTCCATCTCGAAATGCGCCCAGCCGTCCGCAAGCTGCGTGCCGATTTTCCCGAGTTCCGACGAGTAGTAGCCCTTGTTCTTGTCCGACCAATACGACAGGTCGCCATCACCCATCGACCAGAACGGGCTGAGATTCGGGTTCGCCACCGTCTCCAGCTTGGAGGCGTTGAGGGTGATGGCGTTCGCATTGCTAGCGATGTTCGTCTCGGCGGTTGATAGTGCGTTTTTCGTCGCGTAGGTCTCGGAGACGGTTTGCTTGAAGTTCGCGATCTCCGTGTTCAGATTGGTTCCCACGATGCGGATGGAGTCTGGGATGCCGTCGTTGTCGGAGTCGTAATACTCGACATAGGCGGTGTCGTTTCCGATGCGCTGCGGGCGCGTGCTGGAAAAGTCGATGCTCTCGCCGAACTTCGTCACGAGGACGCTCTGCGCGTCGTAGACGTACGTGCCGTCGTTGGCGATCACCAGGAAGTAGCCGGAGCCAGTGGGAACCACGTGCAGGCCAGCGGGAACCGTCCCGCCGTGGCCGTCGGAGTATGCGTCCATCATCGCCACGTGAACCTGCAATTCGTCCACGTCGGTTTCGAGCTGGTCCACCACGCCCTGAACCGTCGCGAGCGCCGTCACCGCGCCGTTCGCGGTCGCGGTGGCATCGGTCGCCGCCTGCTTCGCGGTCGCCGCGTCGGAGACGGCCTGCGCTGCGTTGTCCTTCGCGGTCTTCGCGTCGGCCTTCGCCTCGTTGGCTGCGGTGGTGGCCGCGCTGGCCTGCTGCTGCGCCGTCGAAGCGGACGACGCCGCCGCGCCTGCGGAGGTCGCCGCGTCCGAGGCGGATGCCTCGGCGCTCGACGCGCTCGACTCCGCGTTGGTCGCGCTCGTGGCCGCGCTCGTGGCCGACGTGGACGCCTGGGATGCGGACGTGGCGGCGTTGGCCGCGCTCGTGGCTGCGTCGTCCGCGTCCTCCCTGGCCTGGGCCGCGTCGGATGCGGCGGCCCTTGCAGATGAGGCGGCGTTGGTCGCGCTCGTCGCCGCAGAGGATGCGCTGCCCTGGGCTGCCGTGGCCGATGCCGCAGCCGTCGACGCGCTTCCCTGGGCCGCCGTCGCCGATGCCTGGGCCGCGTCCGCGTCGTCGCGAGCGGCCTGCGCGGAGTCCGCAGCATCCGCCGCGTCCGACTGCGCCTGCTGCGCCGCCGTGGCAGCCGTGGCCGCGCTGCCCTGCGCCGCCGTGGCGGCCTGAGAGGCCGTCGAAGCCTGCGCCTGGGCCGCCGATGCCGAATCGGCAGCGTCCGAGGCGTCCCGCTGCGCGGACTGCGCGGACTGCTCCGCCGATGCCGCGTCGGATTGCGCCTGCGTCGCCGCCGCCTTCGCCGTCGCAGCGTCGGATACAGCGCCCTGCGCCGCGCTCTTCGCGATGGCTGCATCTGCTTTCGCCTGCGTCGCGTCGGCCTGGGCGCTCGCTGCTGCGATTCCGGCCTTGTCGGCTGCTTCGGCTGCAGTATCCGCCCTATCGATTGCCACGAGCGCCGTCGAGTCGTCGGTCGTCGGGGCCGTGACGTTCGCGAACACGACGATGCGGTGGTTCACGATGTGGCACATCACGCGGTCGCCGTGGTGGACGCCGACCATCGCCGTGCACGCGGCGTACTCCTCGCCGCCGTCCAGCAGCACGGTCGGGTTGCCGCCCTCGTCGAGTGCGATCCAGCCGTACTGGTCCCTGCTCGCCTTCTTGGCGATGCGCTGCTCCTGCCGCTGCGGCGCGGCGAGCATCGACGCCACGTCGGCGAGCGCGTTCCTAGCCATTCAGCGCCTCCTCGTACGTTATATCGGTGTCCACCAGCGCGGCCGCGCCGCACTTCAGGACCTGCTTGACGATGCGCCCGTCGGCGCGGTATCCCATGCGCGTGTAGTCGAGGCGCACCGTGCGCCCCACGGCCGCGTCGGGCACGTAGGCGTGCGTGAAGCTCGCGGAGTGCGTCGCCCTGCCCTGCTCGGCGAGCAGCTTCTCGGCGTGCGCCTGCACCTTCGCGAGCGTCACGGGCTCGTCGATCTCGGGGCTCGTGTCGCGGACCGCGTTCACGTAGCCGCGCGAGACGGTCGACCCGCGCGAGAGAGGGTCGTCGTTGACCGCCGTGCCGACGTGGCACACCAGGTCGTCGCTGTACACGACCTCGACCTTGTTCGCGAGCTCGTAGTAGTCGGTCTCGTCGTCAACGTCGGGCGCGAGGATGCTCGGCAGGCCGTACGCCGCGTCGTCGAAGGTCCACGATGGCGATTCGTTGCCCGTTGGGTCGGGGACGAAGAGCACGCGCCCCATGCCGTCGACCTCGACGTGCATCGCGGCCTTCGCGAGCACCGCTTCAAGGCAGTCGAGCCACGTGTCGTCGTCCTCGGCGGTCCACGCCGCCATCGACGCGTCGGACGCGGGGTAGCTGCAGGGCGCGGGGCACCTCTTCGCGATTGCCTCGGCCTGCGCGACCACCGTGCCCTGGGCCGTCCACCCTATCGGCGGGTAGTCGGAATCGAGCTCCACGAGCGGCGAGTAGCCGACCGCCTTCCACGTGCGCGCGCGCCCGTCCATGCTCGTCCTGGGCGATTGCACGCGGAAGGTGGCCAGCGCGATCCGCTCGGACTCGACCGAATGCAGCAAGTGCTGCGTGCATACCATATAGGCGCGGTAGTAGCCGTCCCGCAGCTGCTCGTAGGGCGTGAAGCTCGCCGAGTACCGCAGGCCCTTGCCCTCGTACGTGATGGTGAGGTCGGTCAGGTCCTGGACCTTCTCGGCCTCTGCCCACGCATCGTCGAGCCGCACGAGCTCGTAGGTGCGCTGCATGCCCTGCCGCCAGTCGATCGCCATGCTATGCCTCCGTGTATCCGACGTCGCCGCCGTAGTCGCCCATGATCCGCGAGATGGCGAACGACGCGCCGACGACGTCCGGGCCGTCCCACTTGAGCGTGGGGACCGCCCACGCCCAGAAGCCGAGGCCCGTCGGGTCGCGGTAGTAGCACCTCTCGCGCAGTCCCGCGAGCATGCGGATGCGCTCGATGGCGTCCGCGTCGTCGGTGGCCACCACGCGGGTGGACACGCTCGCCGTGCGCCCGAGCTGCGTTCCCGCGTAAAGCGTCGGGTCGTCGTTGCCTATGAACTCCGCCAGCTCCACGTCCGGGCTGTACTTCTCGTCAACCTCGATGTCGTACGGCAGCTCGATGCGGCCGCTGCCGTCCCACGCGTCGCCGGGCGCGTAGCTGCGCAGGCCCGTGTCGAAGTCGAGCACCACGCTCTCGCAGCCCACGTAGCACTCCTCGTCGACGAATCCGATCGAGCCGTCCGCTGCGCGCGCCGCGATGCGGTACGTGCAGTAGCCGAAGTTCGGGTGCTCGTCGATGACCTCCGCGCGCCCGTTGTTCTCCACCCCGTCCGCGACGAGCAGCGCCTGCCCGTCGTAGTCGATGCGGTACACCGACAGCTCCACGCCCTCGACGAGCGGGAACACGTCGTTGCCCGACTCGTCGGTGCCTATCGGCTCGGCGTCCAGGTCGCGGCACTCGGGGAAGATGTGCGCTATGTAGTCGTCGCCCGGGTCGGGCACGAACGCCTGCGGCATGGGCGCTCCGGCGTCCCACTGCGGCGCGAACGTCGCGGAGTCGTCGTCGGTCAGGCCGTGCGCGCTGATCGCGTCGAGCCTCGCCGTGTAGCTCACGCCGCGGACGAACGAGCTGTCCGCGAAGTCCAGCTCGACCGCCATCTCGCGCGGGTCGAAGCCGTCCTCGCCCGCCTGGAACGTGCCCTCGAAGGCCACGCTGCCGGCGGGGAGAACTCCCGCCGTGCCGTCGGGCATGGTCGTCTCGGCCGCCTCGTCGCTCGTCACGAGCAGGTGCCACAGGCGCACGTCGGCGCTCGCGAACAGGCCCATGCCGAGCGGTATGGTCGGCGGGTCGTCCACGCCGAGCGTGACCATGAGCGGCGCGTCGATGACGATGGAGGGCGATTCCGACCACTCCGACCACTCGCCCGTCGCGCCGAGCGTGCGGACGCGCAGCTTCACGGACGATTCCGCGTCGATGCCCGCGAGGGACACGACGAGGGTGGACAGGCCCGTGGAGCCTTCGGCCACCTTCGCCCACTCGCCCGCATCGACCTTGCGCGCGACCTCGTAGCCCGTCTGCGAGCTGCCGTCGGCGTTGTTGTACGTCCACGAGAGCTGGACCTCGCCGCCCTGCGGCACGTACGCGGGCAGGGTGCCGAGCGTCGGCGGGGCCGGCACGAGCCCCAGCGTGATGCGCGCGGGGGCCGTGAAGTCCGACTTGCCCTCGCCCGAGGTGGCGCGCACGCAGAAGTACCACGTGCCGGCCGCGAGCGTTGACGTGTAGGTGGTCGCGCCGCCCGACACGCTCACGCTCTCGACGCCCTCCGGCGGCTCGTCGAGCGTCATGTCGTCCGGCGTGGCCGCCCAGCGCAGCTCGAACGCGTCGCCCGTGTAGTCCACCTTGTCCCAGGACGCCATGAAGGCGTTCGCCGACAGCGACGAGACGGAGAGGTTCGCGGGCGTGCTCGGCGGCATCTCGAGGATTTCGGAGAACGCGCTGTACGCCGAGTAGACGCCGAGCACCGTGTTCTCCTGGCGGGCGTCCACGCGGTAGGCGTGGCCGCGCACCGCCGTGAAGACGTTCGCCACGTCGACGACGCCCGAGCTGTACGGGCCGTAGACCTTGCCGCCGTTGTGGTTGCCCCACGCGCCGTCCATGTAGACGCCGACGTGGACCTTGAGCGCGGTTCCCTCGTCGCTGGCCAGCTCGACCGTCACCCTGCCGTCGGTCCCGAGCGCGAGCACGGGGGCCGACGGCGCGGCGGGCGTCGCCGCGCTGTCGGTGGCCACGCCGCCGGCGACGTGCGACGCGCTGCCGTTGTAGTAGTAGCGCGTCTCGTTGTGCGTCGTGTAGGCGTAGTACGTGCGGCTCGCGGTCTTCGTCTTCTTGCCGCTCTTGTAGCTGTGGGTCTCGGTCTTCTTGGCGTAGGTCTGCCACTGGAACGAGAATGTGCCGGCGGTCGGCTTCACGTACACGTCGACCGCCAGCGCGGCCTGCGGGACGTTGTAGCTGTCGGTCGTGGACGTCCCCACGTCCTGGTAGTCGCGCGACGCGGCGACCCACTTCGAGCCGCCCGTGGTGTTGACGAGGTAGTACCACTGGGTCTCGACCTTGGCCGTGTTCTCGGGATTGCTCCACGTCGCGACGGCCATGCCGCTCGACAGAACGATGGACAGCCCCGAGATGGTCTTGCCGGCTGCCGTGTACGACGAGTACTTCTGCGCGATGGAGCTGCTGTAGCCCTCCTTCGCGCCCTTCTTGTGGGCCCACTTGATCTTCTTCTTGCTAGATGCGACCGCCATGCGCTACGCCACCGCCTTCCCCGCGCGCCGCCTGTCCTCGACGATAGTCTCGCCCAGCTCCATGAGCAGGTCGTAGAGCGCCGAGGAAGGGCTCACGCTTATGTCGCCGACGTACACGTTCGGCCTGCCGTCCGATTGCCCGTCGTCCATGCCCAGCAGCTCGGGGAGCCTGTCGATGGGCAAGACGGCTTCCGGCCCCGCCTCGCCGACGCCCACGGTGCCGCCCAGGATGGTCGGCTTCGTGAAGATCGCGCCCTTGGCGTGCCAGCTCACGTTGAAGCTCGGCAGGCTGCCCTTGCCGCCGATGCCGAACGGGGGCGAGCCGCCGTTCACGCTGATGTGCGGGATCTGCAGGTTGCTGAAGATTTTGCCGACGTTGAGCGGGAAGAGCCCCTTGATCTTGTCGATGACGCCCTTCACGGTGTCCTTCGCCCTGTTTATGGGGTCGGTGATCGCCGACTTGATGCTGTTGAACGTGGACCTCACGGTGCCGACGACGCCCTTGATGCCCTCTATGGTGCCCTTGATGCCGTCTACGGCGCCCTTCACCAGGTTCTTCGCCGCGCCTATCGCGCTGCCGATCGCGGACTTGATGCTGTCGAAGACGGAGCGCACCTTGCCCACGCCGGAACGCACGCCGTCTGCGATGCCACCGACGATGTCGAAGCCGGCCTTGAAGAACCCGCCCACTGCATTGCCTAGATTGGACAACGCGCCGTTCACGGCGTTCTCCAGCTCGTTGAAGAACGGTTGGACGCCTAGGCAGACGCCCTCTACGACGGCGAGGAACAGGTCGAAGCCAGCCTGCTGGAACTGCGGGAACCACTCGGGGAACGTCAGCACGATGTTCTTGATGGCCTCGCCGAGCGCCGGCAGCGCAGCCCTCAGCGCGAAGCTGATTCCCTTCGAAATCCCGTCGAAGAGCACCTGGCCAGCCGCCTCGATTTCAGGCTGGTGCGCCTCTATGAACGACTTCGCGCTCGCGACGAACTGGTCGATGTACGGCTGCAGCTTCTCGACGATCTCCGGCACGGCCTCCATGATGTGCGAGCCGATCTCCACGAGCCGCGGCCCGACGTTCTCGATGACGGCGACCGCGCTGTCCACGAGCTCCTGGACGCGGGCGTCGATGTTGCCGTCGTCCTTGCCGAGCTCCGTCAGCATGTTCTCCCAACTCGACTTGAGCATCGCCAGCGAACCGCTGATGGTCTCCGTGGACTCGTGCATCGTGTTCCCGTACAGGCCCATGTCCTTGACGCCCTGCTCGAGCATCTGCGAGACGGCCTGCTGGTACTCCGCGACGGGGACCTCGGTCAGCTTCGTGTACTCGCCGCTGAGCAGGCCGGCGGCCTGCGCCTGCGCGAGGAAGTCGGCGCTCGTGGCGGGCAAGATGCCGCTGAACTGGTCGGCGATGGACTGGTAGGAGGACGTGGACCGGGTGATGAGAGCGTACTTCTCGTTCAGCTCGTCCAGGTTGCGCCCCGTGCCGCTCGCGTAGTCTGCGATGGCCTTCATGCCGGTGCGCGCGGTGTCGTAGCCCTTCTGGTCGCCCATGGTCTGCGCGAACGCGGCGCCGACCTGGTTGATGGACGCGAGGTACTCGTTGGCCGACATGTTGAGGTCCTTGTAGGCGCCCTGCGCGTCTGCGAAAATCTTCGAGATGTCGGCCTGGTCGAAAATCTTCTCCACGCCGCCCGCGAGCTGCTCGTACTCCGAGAAGCCCTCGAAGGCGCCGCTGATGACGGCCTGGACGCCGTTCGCCACGGCGTCGACCGCGTTCATGACCACGTCGGACACGATGTTGCCAACCGCGACGGCCTTCGTGGACAGGCCGCTCTCGATGTTCTTGCCGACCTGCTTGGAGAAGTTGCCGTCCGTCTGCGGGTAGATTGTCACGTAGGCGCTGCCTACCTCGGCGTTAGCCATCAGGCTCACCTCCGTAGTACCAATCGTCGAATTCCTCTATGGGTATCGGGCCGCTCCCGATGCGCCGCTCGTGCTCGTCCGCCTTCACGCCTGGGCGCGGGATGCGCGCGGGCCTCGGCGGGCGGTTGCCCTTCTTCAGCCCCTTGCACACGTCGACCCACAGCTGCAGCTCCGCCGCCTCTATCAGGCGTGCGAGCAGCATGTCCGTGCGCGACCAGCCCGCGTCGTCCGACAGCTCCGATGCCGTCGCGGAATCCGCGGGCAGGTGCCGGGCGAACGCGAGCAGCGCCCTCTCGGGCAGGTCGTAGCCGAGGTCGTCCAACGTGTAGCGCGTGCGCACGAGCAGGTCGTACTCGAGCGCCTCGCCGTGCTCCGTTACGAGCTCGGCGAGGCCGAGGGTTCCCCCGCGTCGGGCGCCCCGAGCGCCACGCGCGCACGCGTCCACGCGTCGAACAGCGCGGAGAGGTCGTCGTCCCCCAGCTCGTCGAACACGTCGCCGAGGTACTTCGCGAAGAAGTCCGAGACGGCGTCCATGCCGTCCTTCTCGGCCAGCTCGCCGTACTCGGCGCGGTTGAACGTGAGCGGCACGCCGTAGCTCTCGTCGCCCACGTTCACGGTCAGCGTCGGGCGCTCCCTCTTTAGAGTTACCTCGGCCATTACGCGCTCACCACGCCATCGTCCGTGTAGATGTAGATGGACTCGCCGTTGGCGTCGGCGCCGCAGCTCAGCTTCACGGGCCAGTTGACGGCGTCGCCGGCCACGAACGTCAGGTCGCCGTTGAGCACGGGCTGGGCGTTCGGGAGCACGACGCGCATGCGCGCGGCGCCGTCCTTCATGTTGAACACGAACATCTTCGCGTCGGGCATGTGCGCGCCGATGGTGATGGTGATCTGCTCGCCGTGCTGGGCGGTCGCCTCGCTACGCGTCACGTAGTCGGTGCCGAAGATGGCGCACAGGCTCTCGTAATCGGTCTGGATGAAGTTGAACGTGACCTCGCCGGTGAACTGGTCGAGCAGCGTGCGGATAGTGGCCTTCGACCAGTCCTTGATGTCGGTGGTCGAGTAGCTCGCCGCCAGCGTCAGGCCCTCGTCGGAAACGTAGCCGCACGACGTGCCGCCGGCCCACGCGGTCTTGGCGTCGTTCGGGGGAGTCTCGGAGGTCGCGGCGTACTGCACCGCGCCCGTGGTGGAGGATTGGTTGGGCGCCCCTACGAGCACCTTCTTCGCGTCGATTGCCATTTATGGCCTCCTAGTCTTGTCGGATGTTGCACTCGAGCGAGAACGTGAGCTGCCACACGTAGTGGCCGTTCTCGTCGCGCCCGATCTGCGTGATTACGGGTTCGCGGTCGACCGCGTTGATGCGCTCGTGCGCGTCCGCGAGCGTGGGGAGCACCGCCGCGAGCGCGAGCACGACCTGCTCGCCGTTCGCGTCGGAATCCGTCCACACCTGCACGGAGATGCGCGGGGAGTCGTGCGGGTAGCTCGCCGTGCCGCCGACGCGCTGGACGATTGCGTAGTCGCCCTCGGCGTCGGCTGGAGGGTAGCTGCCCGTGCGGACGTCCAGGACGCCCTCGATCCACGCGATGACCGTCGCGAGGGATGACCACATGCGCGGCCTCCTTTAGTCGAGTGATTTCTGGAGAGTGTTGTGCAGCCGTTGCGAGCGCATCGTGTGCAGGTCGCCCGTGTAGACGATTGCGTGCGCGCGGAACTTGCCAGGGCGCCCGTCGTCCACCTCGTAGCCGTCCGCGTCGTACATGCCGTTGGCGCGGTTGGCGATCTCGTAGGCGTGCTCGGTGCACAGCTCGCACATCTCGCGCGAGTTGAAAAGCTGCTTGAAGCCCGCGCGCTTGGGCTTGTAGGTGACCTTAGCCATCGACCGCCTCCACTTCCACGGGCATGTTCCAGTCGGTCGGGCATAACGTCGGGTCGAACGGCTTCGGGTCTCCGACGACGCGGTACTCGCCCGCGTACGGCTGCGCGTCTATCGTCACGCGCGCGCCGCGCAGCGAGCGGTGGTCCCATGTCCTCGGACAGTGCAGCGTGAGCGCGACCTTCACGCCCTCGGGGCGGGACGAGTCCAGCTCGGCGCACGCGCCGGGCTGCACTACCACGTTGCCCACCGCCTCCGGGGCGAGGTACGCCTCCACGTCGTTGCCGAAGGAATCGCGCGCCGACCTGTCGCGCAGCTTGACGCGCACCGTGCGCCCCTTAATCATCGTCGGCCTCCAATCGGCCGTACGACGGGCGCGCGAAGCCCACGCCGCCACCGACGCCGAGCAGCCCTGCGTAGCCGCTGGACTTCAGCAGCTTCCACAGGTTGTTCGAACTGTACGGGGACGCGTATGTCACGGTCTGCGAGTAGCTGCCCGCCATCGTCGTCGTGGACGACACGTCGGACGCCGTCGCCGACTCCATGATGCGGCGCGCCATGTAGAGGCTCGCGTACATCAGGTTCTCTGCCTGCACCGCATCGCCGTCGCGGACGTCCACCTTCTGCGCGAGGTAGCTCCCGATGCGCCCGAGCACGGATTCGGCGTACGCCGCGTCCGCTTCCGAGAAGTCAGCGCGCATCTCGACCTCTAGCTGCTCAACCGTCGCGTACGCCGTCATGCCCTACTCCTTCGCCTTGGCAGCGCGCCTGCGCGGCTGCTTCCTCTTCGGCGCTTCCGCCTGCTCGAGCTGCTTGACCAGCCCGAGGTCGGCGAGGTGCGCGCCGCGCTCGTCCGAGGCTTCGAACTCGGAGCCCCGCTCGCGCCTGCACCCCGCCTCCAGGTCGTTGAACGCCCTGATCGCCTGCACCCTCATGGCTAGGCGGAGATGGTCGACTTGACGATGTAGCCGAGGTTCTCGGGGACCAGCTGCAGGCCCGTCATGACGTCGGTCTCTGCGGATGCGTAGTCGTACGCGCCCTTGTGGGCGACGCCGATGAGCCCGTTGGAGCCAGTCTGGTAGACCAGCCCGCCCTGGGACAGCTCGCCGAAGTCGATGCCGTAGGCGTGGATGTTCTCGGCGGGCGTCACGATGACGGTGCCGTCGGTCACCTTGTTGGTCAGGAACACGCGCTCGACGCCGAGGAAGCTCTCGATGTAGGTCAAGCCGAACAGCGTCTGAGTGCTAATGCTCGCGGTCGCGAGGTAGTCGGCAGCGTCGTTGCGGGAGATGAAGTGGACGAACGCGCCGTCTGCGGCGTCGCCGTTGGTCTCCATGGCGTTCTGCAGCGCGGCGTCGCCGTACGCCAGGGCCTTCTGGAGGTCCGTCACGCTGGCGCCTGCGGCGGGCGTGCCGGTGCCGGTCCCGAGGAACGTGAAGAACTGGTTGATGATCTGCGCGCGGATTTGCGAGAGCATCTTGTTGTCGGTCGCCATGACGGCCTTCTCGTAGCCGTCCTGGAGGATGGCCTTCGCGGTGGTCATCTTGCGGTACGGAATCGGGGACAAATCGCCGATGGCGGTCTTGGTGACGGTGTACTTGGACAGCGCGACCTCGTCGCCCTCGACGTAGGCGGTGCCGGAGCTGGAGCCGAGGATGTCGAGCTCGTAGTAGCTGCCGAGGTTCGCCTTCGTCGGGTTCGCGACGGCGCTGTACACGCTGTTGGAGACCGTGTAGTAGGTCTTGCCTGCGACGATGTCGGTGTCGGCGGTCTTGAAGTACGCGCCTGCCGCGTTCGCGCTGTTGTTGAGCGAGCCGCTCACGGTGTACTGGTACAGCGCCGTTCCGGCGGGGCGGACGCTGACGCCGAAGATGCCGATCAGCTCGGCGAGGCGGTCGAACTGGCCCTGGAAGTTGCGGATGAACTCCTGGGAGAGGGCGCCGTCAATGTCGGCTGCCGTGATGATGTTGGTGGGTACTGCCATTTTCTGGCCTCCTTACTGGTAAAGGTCTAGATGCTGGGCGCGCGTCCTCACGCGCTCGAGCGGATCCTTGATGGCCTCGATGGCCTCGCGGGTGATGGTCGGTGGCTGCTGTTCGCCGCCGTCCGGTACGCTCCCGTACTTGGGCACGCTGGCCATCTGCTCCTTGAGGAACTTGGCGTTCTCCTCGACGTCGCCCGACATGCGGGAGAGCAGCTCGGCGTCTACGCCGTGCTCGGCGGCGGCCTTCGCCACCTGCTCGGCGCGCTTCGCGTCGGCCTCCAGCTTGTCCAGCTTCGCCTTGAGCTTGTCGCGTTCCTCGACCGCCTTCTGCAGCTCGCTCTTCGACGCCTCGGCGGCCTCGTCGTACGCTGCCGCCTTGGTCTTGAGCTCGTCGTAGTCGGCGTACTTCGCCTTCAGCCTGCCGAGCCGCTCGCCGATGATGGCGTCCATCTCGGACTGCGTGAAGGTCTTCTCCACAGGTGCGCCCTGCGTGGCGTTGTCCACCGCGTTCGTGCTCTCGGTGTTTTCGGGCATGTCTCGCCCCTTTCCCGCGCCCTAGCGCGTAGTCGGTGCGCGTTTACCTCCGCGCATGAGTGGGTTTGCCCGTTTTCGGGCATGAAAAAAGCCGCCCACATGGACGGCTTGATTCCAAGCTATTCGGCCTGCTCGGCCTGTTTCTGTCGTGCGTACAGCTCGCGCCGCCTGGCGTTGCGCCGCCCCGCGTAATCCTCGGTGTATGCGGCCCGCCTCATGGCGTTCACCTTGTCCTTGGCGCTGCCGCCCTCGGCGTCCCTGTACTCGGCGCGCAGCGCGTCGGGGTCGTAGCCCTCGACCTCGAGCTTCGCCCCTGGCGGCTTCACCACGAACTGGCAGTCGCAGCTGTCGTGGATGTGCTCGGCGTGGTTGCCCGCCCGGATGCTCCTGGACGCCTCCTGCCAGCCGTTCGAGCCGAGCACCCTGCAGAACGCGCAGGTGTCGCCGATGCAGACCCACGCCCACATGGCGCGGTCGCGAATCGCGGCGTTGCGCATCGTCTCGATGCCCGCGCGCTTCACGTGCCCCGACAGCGCGGAGGACGCGAGCGACTTGGATGCCTCCGCGCTCGTGCCCGTCGACACCGCCGCCTGGACGTCACGCGCCACGAGCGCCTCGTCGGCGCCGACCACCTCGGCGGGCTCCACGCTCGCGCCGAGCATGGACATGAGCCTGTCGTAGAACTGCGCGGCCAGCTCGCCGTCCGCGACGCCGTACAGCCTCGCCAGCTCGACGGCGTAGCGGCACAGCAGGCGCGTGCATCGCGCCTCGTCCACGTCCCACGGGAGCGAATCGAAGTACGCCTCGAGCTTCTGCTTGGCCTTGCCCTGCAGGAGCGCGTGCGCCTCCCTGTACCTATCCCACGTACTGCTGCTGAGTCTCATCTGGCGTCAGCTCCATGTCGAGTATCTGCGCGGCCACGTTGCGCCGCTTCTGCGCCTGGATGCGCGCGATTGTCGGCTTGTCGAAGCCCTGCAGCTCGTAGTAGACGTCGGTGCCGGCGAACAGCTGGTCTCCCTGCGCCACCTTGATGGCCCAGTCGCCCATCGTCGCCTTGTTCGGCATGCTCGGCGGCAGGAAGTGCGCCATGACGTCGCGGTCGTCTTCGGAGAGCTGCGAGAGCGACTGGTTGCGCTTCACGGCCAGCGCCATGAGCGCCACGTCGCGCAGCTCGTCGGCGTTGAACTCGTTCAGCGCCTCGGCTCGGCGTATCAGCTTGTCGTTCTGCGCGTTGATCGCGTCCGAGCTCGTCGGGTTCGCGTCGTTGACCACGCCCGCGTCGGTGACGCTGAGCGAGGTCGCGGCGGCGTACTGCGTGGACAGCATGCGCAGCATGTCCACGTGCTGCTGGAGCGTGCCCTGCGCGAGCTGCCCGTACTGCGGCACCTGGCCCGTGTCTGGGTCGACCGTGCCGAGCATCAGGGAGTCCACGTACCTCGCGAACTTCTCGTTGATGAGCGCGTCGTACTGCGCGTCGCTCACGCCCATGAGGTACTTCTGCGGGCTTGTGGCGAACTCCAGGCCGATGGTCGCGAGCGTCATCGTGCGGATGTAGCCGCGCGTCAGCGTGCGGACGGACCGCGTGATGCGGCTCGTGCCGAGCGGCTGCGAGTTCGTCGGCTGGTTGCGCAGGACGGTGGCCATGCACCGCCCGAGGCCGTTCGCGGCCCTCGTCGCGTGCCAGACGCTCCTGCCGTTCGCCGCATACGGGTGCCGCTCGATTACCCACGTGGCGTCGTCCGTGTAGAGGTTCACGGTCCTCGGGCGCGTCTCGCCCGCCGCGTTCCTGTCGGTGTCGATGATGGCGAGCGCCGCGTCGATGCGCTGCAAACGCCCGTTCCAGCGCGCCGCGCCCGTCTCGAAAGTGTGGAAGCGGATGGAGCAGCCCACGAGCGGGTTCGCGGCGAGCGTGACGATGACGCCGCCGTGCTTCAGCTCGTCGATTACGCCCATGGAGTATGCGCTCGTCAGCCTGTTGTCGCGCACGATCGCGTCCAGCTCGGGCATCTCCTGGCCCTTCGCGCCCACGAAGCCGTCGAAGCGGCTGCGGTCGGCGAGCGCCGTGACCGCCTTCTCCGGCCAGCAGCACGCCATCTCGAAGCTGCGCAGGTCACGCGGCAGCGCGATGCCGAGGTTGCACTCCCCCGCGGTCACGCGCTGGTCGTAGTAGCGTCCCTTGTTCACGTTCGCGGCCATGTGCGCTGCGTGGATCTCCACGAGCTCGGCGGCGACGACTCGCTCGGCGGTCGGCAGGCCGTAAGCCTGCGCGATGCCTTCGAAACCGTACATCATCCGATTCTCTGCTTTCTCTCGGGGTTGCGTTTCGAGTTGAGAACTCCCCACAAAGCGAGCGCAGCCGCCTCAATGGGTGTGGGGTTCTCTCCTCCGAACCCCCAGCCACCTGCCTGGCCGATTTTCCTGCGCGTGGACGTTACGGCGCTGTCGAGCAGGTCGGCCTGCGGCCTGAACCACTCGAGCGTCCCCTCGTTCACGGCGTCCACGAGCGCCGTGCATGCCGCGATGGCCTGCTGCGCGCTCGGCGTCACGATGTAGTTGACGGGCATCCTGCCCAGCTTGTCCACGAGCGCCTGGGCGCCCGCCTTGCCGTCGATGACGCAGCAGCACCCGCGCGCCTTGCGCTGCGCGATCCAATCGGCCAGCCACGTCAGCCCGAGCGCCATCGGCTCGCGGCGGATCTGCTCGACGTACACGCGGCCGTCGTGCAGTCTCGCGGCCGCGAGGGACACCTCGGAGCCGTCCGCGCTGAACCGCACGCCGTAGGCCGCGCGCCCGCCCGTCGGGGCGGCGTCGACCGCGAGCGACTCGAACTTGTTCGCCGGTATCGCGAAGTCGGGCAGCCCGGCAGTCGGCGACCACCAGCCGAGCCTCTCGCGCGCGAACCCGTCGCGGCTCATCGTGTCGTGCTCGTCGCGCACGGTGGCCTCGCTCATGCGCCTGCCCATCGCGGGGTTGCACGCGTACCAGAGGTCCACGTCGTCGACGTCCACGTCGTCGAGGGTCTCGCCCTCGGCTCCCCACTCGAGCCACCACACGCTCGACTCGCCGCCGTGCGCGCGGTCGTGCAGCTCGCGGAACACGGTTCCCTGGCAGTCTGGCCCCGGGACCGTGCCGACGTATATCTTCTGCGGGTCGCTGTCGCCCTCGTCTATCTCGCCTGCGGCCGAGACCGTGGGCAGGATGGCGTCCTGCTGGGCGTTGGTCAGCTCCTGCGCCTCGTCGAACACGACGACGTTGTACGTGCCGCCGCGCCCGCCGCTGTTCGTGCGCGTCTGGAACTCGATGCACGCGCCGCTCTCGAAGTAGATGCCCTCGTAGCCGCCCGCCTTGTAGACGTAGTCCAGCTCGTCCCTGAAGTCTGCGTGCGCCTCGATGAAGTCGCACATCTCCTTGAACATCTTGCGGGACGTCCGCCCGTGGTGCGCCGTGTAGAGCACGCCCTTGCCCTCGACCGCCGCCATCCAGATCGCGTAGTCGCGCAGCGCGAAGCTCTTGCCGTTCTGGCGCGGCTTCGTGATGCCGATGGACTTCGCGGCGAAGCCTCCGTCGGCGTCGCGCGCGAAGAAGACGTCCATCTCCAGCTCCTGCGAGCCGTAGTAGCGCCTGCCGTACGCCTCGAACATCGCCACGGCCTCGGGGCCGCGCGTGGACGCCCACTCGCCGACCGTTGAGAACGTGGGCTCCTGCCCGCCGAGCCTACGAGCCATTCTTGGCCCTCGCCAGCGGCGAGTCCTTCCTCTCCTTCGGCAGCGAGTCGATCTCGTCCATCACCTCCATGAGGCGCTTGGACAGCGCCGCGACGTCGCGCCCGCTCTCGCAGTTCTGGATGCTGTTCGCCAGCTTGTCGCGCAGCGCCTCGAGCGTCTCGCGCCTGCTGCCGCTTTTCGCGGCCTTCACCAGGTCAGCCACGTCCCGACCTCCTTTTGAACCGTGGAAAAAAACGAAAAAGGCCGCGTCGTGCGGCCAGTGGAAAATCGAATCTGTCTAAATCGGCGCT